CAAGGTCAGCGCGCATGTTGAGCTGGTTGACGGTATCGAATGCCACCTGACCGTTAGCAGCGTCAGCATCAACGCCCATCGTCGCAACATGATTAACTGCCTGAGTTGCGGCTTCAAGCATGTAGGCGTTGGCCTGCGGAACGGCTGGTTCCTCCATGTATGCAACCGGAGTCGGCGGCAGGTCTCCACCATTCTCGTCGGTTCTGTTGATCAGGTAGTACGGGTAAGCATCGGTACCGCTGTACATGTGTTCATATCCGGCGATCTGCTCGGGATAGAAGAACGGCTTCTTCTGTGGGTTGCGCGCGACGATGTCAGCGTTGAACGACATGATCATGTTGCGCAGGCGCTGCCCGTCTTTCGTCAGGCGAACTACACCCTCATACACCTCTTTGTCGCCTGCGAATGACCACTCGCCAAAAACCGGCACAATCGGGATATGCTCACCGGCGATAAGCTCGCGATCCTTCAACACTGAGGTGCAGGTGATGATTGATTTGTACACCCGGCGCCGGGTTACTTTCTTCTCCGCCACCTTCTGCATGCCGCGCTCAGCTAGTTCGTCGATCACATCTTTGATGTCACGCTTGAAGTAGCTGACAGGTTCGCCCGTCATCGGGTCGATGTAGATAAAGACGGTTTCTTTCTTCTCCTCTACCTCGTAATACTCACCGACGTAGACGACATCTTTGCTGATCCACGGGAAAAGCCAGTTGCTGTCAGGTGACTGAAAGCTAGGAATCTCCTCCTCATCAAGCCCATGGTCTTCGGCGTACTGTTTCCAGCCGTCTGTGCTCATTGGGTTGATGATGGTGCAGTGCCGGGCATCGCTCTTATCCATCTGTTTGCTGTTGCAATCCCAGATAACATGGGAGCAAGCTTCATGGATCGGAACGCGACGAATCACCTGGTTATTGCTGGTCGGGTCCTGGTCTTCGTGCTCAGCAACCAGACGCCAGGCACCTACTCCAGCCTCAATCTGCTCACGAACACCAACGTTTACCGATATCTTCGCGGTGTTGTGGCGCATGTCTGTGCGATACATGCCCATGAGGACGTCAGCGCTATCAGGTGCTGCGCCATCCTTCGGGCGGTACATGACATCAATCGGGTTCTTGCGCATCTCAGCAACGAGTTTACGCACGACAGGACGGACAACATCGAATTGTCCGCGATACTGCAAGGTGGTGTATTCAGATAGCCAGTCATCCCATTGGCTCACCCGGCTGAAATACAGGTCGTTGGTCGCCTCGGTTCTGGCTTCATCACTCGACATCCAGTCCATGTCGAACTTGCACAGGATGGAGTTGAGTCTTTCGTTATCGGCCATTTAAGTTCTCCGTGCGATGGGCCTGATTGGTGCTGGGGCTTTCTTCTCTTTTGGCTTCTTAATGTCGCGCATCAACTTAGCGAAGCGGCGCATCATGTAGCCGTAACGAACAGCATCGAGAACATCGTCATTGGTCTTGGCGATCTTCCCGTTTTCGTCACGGTGGTACAGTCGGAACTCTTCGAAGAAAGGCTCACAGGTGTTAAATACTCTGAATCGCCCTTCCAGCATCAGGTCTCTGAGCTCTATCAGCCCTGACTCAACTGAGTTACCACCATCAGCAAATGTGGCGTGTTCAGGGAGCATGGAGAATCCAGCATCAGCGTATTGTTTCTTGAGCTGTGCGCCGCCGCCCTTTTCATGCTGATGACCGTCGTGTGGCCACGCTACTGGCATCTTGCTTGCCCATGACTTAACGGCACCCCACGCTTGAACGGCGGTGTTTTCTGACTTCTTCCATACCCTGGCCAGGTAGAAAACATCCTCGTCTTTATCCCACCACAACTGGATGTGAGCCTGTGGGTGATCCCAGCCAAAGTCTTGTGCGTCGATAACGTAGAAATGATCGGGGCATTCGAACGGCTGGCATTTGATGGTTTCTTCCGGGATCTGGAAGATGCGACCACTACCCATCGTCGGGATACCGCGGGCGCGAGCCTCTCTCTCATGCTCAGGATACGAGGCGACGATCTGCTCTTTCTGGTCGTCGCTGTAGTGGTCTGCGTCGTAGATTGTCATGGTGACAACCTTCTGCGCCTTGCTCGGGTTCTTGATAAATTTGGTAACGACGTCTGACATACCCATCAGCGGGGTAAACGTCAGCATTGAGAACTGTCCGTATTTGTTGGTACGGGTCAGGCCTTCACCGTAGATACTGTATGGCGGCTCTTCATCGAACCAGACGCCGTGGATTGTGTCACCCTGCCAGCGGGCGCGGCCCTGCGAGTACGGCTTGAAGTAGCAGATGGATATGCCGTCTTCTGCGCCGTCGGCGTTGTGGTGCTTTATCAGGAGGTGATCGACAAGGTTCGGGAAGAATGGAGACTTCTTCCAGCTGATGATGTCCTCTTTCGGGATTGACCCGTAGCCAGGCTCATCATTCTCTTCAATACGACCACACAGGATGCGCTGTGTCGTCTTCGTTACGGTTTCGTTGGTCTCGCCACCCACCCAGAACACAACGGGCTCATAGAAGCGCTTACCGCTCCACGTTTCGCCGTATGCCCCATCGTCGGGATAACCTTTAGTGCCGGGATAACGCCCGGTTAGGTGGAATGCCACCTCTGCTCCGCCAGTGTAGGACTTTCCCAACTGGTTACCAGCCATGAAGCAGCGCTCAGGATAGTCAGCGCCAGCGTCGATAAACTCACGCTGCTTTCCGTACGGCGTGAAGTCGTACAGTTGATGCGTTTCCCGGTACCGCTCCTCTTCCTCCAGGAGTTCGAGCAATTCGATCTGCTCGTCTTCTGTCAGGTCATCAAGAATCGCTTCGGCTTCCACGTTTGAGTAACTCCTGAATTCGAGAGCGTCGCTTATCGCGATCTCCCTTATCAGGCGTCACGTCTTCAACTTGCGACTGCTCTTTTAGGCCCAGGTCACGGGCGATGATATTGGCGTTCAATAGGTCAGCAGCTGCGCCAGAAAACTTCTGGTCATAGATAGTTTCTTCCGCTCGCGTAGTGACGTAATTAAAATCTTCACGCGCTTTATACAGGGCCCATGTTGGCCTCGTAATATCGAGGAATAAGCACAGCCCACCAAGCGTCATTGCACGCATCTTGGCAATAGGTTCTTGTGTCACCTCGCCTTGATATGCAAACGCCTTCATATCCCACAGCGGATGCTCTTCCACCCATGTGAAGTATTCACAGCATGCAGACCACAGCGCCTCGGGCGACTCGAACTTAGGGTTACGCCCGTGACTACTGCGGGCCTCCCAGAATCGGTTACCCTTTGGTGCTGCCATAATTCATCCTTAGCTGACCACGCAGTTACCTGATACGACGGTCACGCCATTCGCATCTTTCACTGTCATTTTGTACGTTCCGGCTGATTTTCCGGTCGTGTTGAACGAGTAACTTCTACCTGGCTGATTCACATCGTCGTAAAGCGTTGCGCCTGCTTCGGTTCGAATGTTGAACGGTGGCACACCGCCAGTCCATGCCAGTGGCAGAGAGTCGCCAATTGCTGCAGTAGCTGGGAGGTTGGTTGTGATCTTCAGCTTTACGCCGTCTTTGTACGGAAGGATGAATCCAGCCTTGTTGGTTGCCGATCCTAAATCAACCTTCGCAATAGCGGGAGGCATCGGGATTTCAGTCGCGCCGGTCGGGTCTGCGTCCAGATAGATGCACTGGTCGAGGGCCTCAATTGCGCGGTACAGCATTACCCGCTCGTTCTTTGGGTCGTCTACCACAGTGAAGAAACTGCCCATTACTTATCGCCTTCTGTTGTGGGTTCATTGATAAATGGCAGGAAGTGGCTGAACATGCGGTCAAGCATGTAACAGTAGGTTTCGTTTGCGTCGCCTGGGTAAGTTGTTACACCCACATCACGACAGACATAGAATGAGACGTGAGCGCATTCATGAACCAGCGTGGCTGCATCACCGTTGAATACGCCAAGCAGGTAAAGATTCTCGCCTGTTTCGGTATTGCAATATGACTGCGTTGCACCCGCGAGTATTTCATTGCCACCACTATCAACGCCAAGATAGGCGCAAGCATGCTCCCACTCTTCCTTTGACCGGCAAAGATAGACATTGGCGCAATGGAATAGTGGGACGAAGAACCGGGGTAATTTAGGCCACTTCGCCTTTGCCATGGTTATGCTCCGGTAGTGAACAGGTCCAGTGCTTCTTTAGCTTCGCGGATCGCCTTCTCAGCACGAGCCAGCGCGGTACCTTCACCGGCAGCCAGTACCAGTTGGTCTTTGAATAGCTCAAAGTTCAGCTTGCTACCCTTAACGAAGGTGATTGCCTTTTCTGCTGCTGCGGTATCACTCTGCACCAGGCGAAGGATGTCGAGGTTCATCTGCTGTAATTCTGTCAATGCGGTAATCTCTGCCATTGTTGGCTCCAGTTGTGTGAGGAGTTATTTCAGCTTGGTTAGGCTCTGGCTATATTTGTGCTTATCGCACTTTGAACAACGCCATTCACTGCTGGCGTAATTAGCTTCATCGCCATGAATGGTGCGATAGAGTCGGTATTCGTGTTTGCAAAATAGTCGCTTGATAAAGGTCATACTTACCTCAGGC